ATCCTCCACATTCTGACCTGCACCGCTATCATCACTAACGCGATTGCTAATCACGGAATAAAAGGTTTGCTAGGACTATGAACGCAGTTTTGATTGATTCGATGGGTGGTGATCTTACGGCAGTCAACGCCGCAAGGGTCAGCTTCGCCAAGAAAAAAGATGTGATGGACAAGAAGGACGAGCGGTTGATTCGCTATCTAGCCAGCCACAAACACTGGACACCGTTCGGCCACATCATCCTACAGTTCCGTATCACGGCCCCCATGTTTGTTGCTCGGCAGTGGTATCGGCACACGGTAGGCTTTGCTAGGAACGAGGAGAGCCGCAGGTACATTCGCAATGAGCCGTCTGTGTTTCACCCGACTAACTGGCGAAGTAAGCCAGAGGGCAGCATCAAGCAGGGCAGTGGGCAGGTACACTCCGCTAGTATAGATTGGGAAGAGCAGTACAAGATGCTTACAGACAGCGCTGTAGACTTCTACAATCGTATGATTGAGGGCGGCGTAGCGCCAGAACAAGCGCGCATGGTACTGCCACAGGCAACAGAGACTAGCTGGGTTGAAACCGCCAGCTTGTATGCGTATGCTCGACTTTGCAACGAGCGGATGCAGCCTGATGCTCAGGTAGAAATCCGCGATCTTGCAGAGATGGTTTACAACGAGTGCGCAGATGTGGCACCTGTTAGCTGGAAGGAGTTGACTTATGTCTAAGTATTACACTGACGATACGTTCATGTGGGAGAACAAGATGGTGGGTTGCCCCGAGGAAGATTATGACCGTGTGCCACGGGAGGAGCGATGGAACGACGACCCGCTGGTGTGGCGTATCACGCAACAGGGCGGGCCGAAGGCGCCTAGCACCGCTGACTTGACTAAGCCGCTGTCAGAACAGATCGGAGGCGATCATTACAGACAGGGAAGCATCCAGCCGATTGAGTACATCCACGCTAATGACATGGATTTTTTCTCAGGAAATGTCGTGAAGTACATTACTCGCTGGAAATACAAGAACGGGATTGAAGATTTGAAGAAAGCCAAACACTACATTGATCTTTTGATGGAGCAGGAATATGGCTATAACGGATAATCTAATCGAGCGTACTAAAAAGCATGAAGGGTACAGGCGAGAGCCTTACAAAGACACAGTCGGCAAGTGGACTGTAGGCTATGGTAGGAACCTAGAAGACAACCCGCTGACTGTAGAAGAAGTGCTGGAGCTTTTCGACCGAACAGAGTTTAAGAACATCGGCGTAGCGGACACGTTTTTTGAAAAGTTGCTGTTGCGCGATATTGAAATTCACAAAGAAGAGTTAGAAAACAACCTTGTGATGTTCCCGATGTGCGACCAAGACGAACAGACTGTGTTGATTGACATGGCTTTCAACCTTGGTGTACCAACTTTGCTACAGTTTGAAGGGATGCTTCACGCCATTGACAATGATGACCGAGTACAGGCTGCTATAGAACTTTTGGACAGCAACTACGCAGAGCAGGTTAAGACTCGCGCTGTAGACAACGCCAAGTTACTATCAGGAAGCACGTTCAGTGAGGTGCTAGAAGGGCTAGAAAAAAAGAACCCCCGAAGATACAAGATCATCGAGGGTTATCTATAACGGTCCTAAGGTAGCGATAGGCAGTCTTATTACGGGCTGCCTTTTTTGACTTTAAAGCCCTGTTTACCGAACCACCAGCGAAGGCCAAAAGAGGCCGCTACAATGCCGAACATGACCATTTGATACCAGTATGGCATGGCAGTGACAAACTCAGCCCACGCAAGCGCTTGCGGCCTTAGAGAAGGGAACCACCAAGCAACCAACGGGAAAAAGATAATGATAGCAATAATCTCATCCTTGAGGCTGTATTGTGCTTGCCTGAGAGCAATCAAATCCCAAGTGGCTTCCATCTCCGCCATCTTCATCTGAAATGTCTTTTCAGCTTCATACTTAGCCTTCTTACTATCAATCCAAGATTTAGCAATACCGGCTACAGCAGACACAACTCCTGACCAAATAGCCATCAACGATCCACCTTACTATTCAATATTTCAAAAATTTGCCTAAGCATGTTCTTGACTTCTGCCATATCATCACGATAGTCATCGCGCCTAACATAAGTCTCTGAAGCATGTCTCTCCAACTCCGCCATGTCACTTTGCAATCTTTTTATACTATCCCACATGATTCTTAAAAACCAACCAATAAGGACTAATATTAAAGAGAATGCTACGTTTAAAATAACAGTTAGTTCCATTGTTATTCCTTTATGGCGTGCTGGTTAAAACAAAATCACCCCAATCAGAGGCTACTTGAGTAAGACCGCTTGAATTAAAATGAACGTTGTCGTATCTAAAACTTGAACCATATTGGTCTGTATCTGGCCCCGGGTAAATAAAATCGTTCTCTGAAATTAACTCATCAATAGCTTGCCTGATTTCAAAATCAGTTGAGCCCACAAAGTAAGTGCCTTTTGCTAAAACTATATGAGCGTCTATACCTATGTCTCTTAAATCTTGAATAAAAGCCAGCATGTCTGCTTTGTATTGAGCTTTTGTTGTGCCCTCCAGACCGTCTGACTCACCTATATGTATAAAAACGTGGGTAATAGGGTTATTGTCAAAATCTGCTTGTTGCTTTGCAAATTCAACACGCTCAAAAAGTTTATTATTTGAATAATTGAAATCGTCATAGATACTGCCGCCGTAGGCGGACGAGGAGGCATCTGCTCTCCATTCACCTATCCTAGTGCCATCAACAGCAACATTGTAGATGTTTATTTTTGTGTAGGACGTTTTATTTAATATGTTATCGCCAATCAGGCCATCCATATGCCCGCCAGTAACACCTGTTCGGGTGTCACCAGATGACGGAAGATGGTTGTTGCCTATTGGGGATAAAGCCCTGACTAGGTTTCCGTCTCCGTTAGCTGTTTTTACAAAATTATTTTCGCCGTTCTGCGGGGTATGGCCAAAAAACTCTGAGCCGTGATAAGCGATGTTTGACTGTCCAACCATAAGAATGTTGGCTGTTTTTGTATCTTCTGTTACAAAATTATTAAAAACTTCGCTACCGCTAATACCTGCGTACTGAACCCCGCTTAAAACTGATTCCACACCAGTTCTCTCATTTGTTACATAGCGAATAGAAAAGTTTTTTCTGTATCCGCCCTCGTTGATAGCTGTTAATACGTTTGGGTTTCCATTAGAGTCTAGCGTGTTTACAAATGCAATTCTTCGTTCATGAAAAGGGTCGGTGTCATTCCCTTCTACATATAAAATATCGCCCTCTACAAAACTTCCTTGCCAATATCCAACAAGAGCACCGTTGATTCTAAAAGAATCGCTAAAATTAAAAGTTGGGTTGGCTGTTTTAGAAAAGTAAGTAGTCCCGCTGATAAAAGAAGACGTTGAGCCTGTTCTTTGATTAAGTATTGATCTTGTGCTGGCTTGTGTCGAAAACCCTCCAGCGACTTCTACGCTCAAGCCTACGGGCTGATTGCTAGAATTAACGCTAGTTACTTTCCCAGACCTATAACCAAACCACTCGCTTACATCTGGACCGATAACAACCCAAGTATCTCCAACTTGCCAATCTTGAGTCCAGTTAACAGTGCCACCGTTTATTTCATAAGCAAAAAAACTGTCTGTCTCAGATTGAGAAGATGTACCTAAACTGTAAGTTTCTTTGGTGTAGGAAACTGTTTCGTTATCTGTGCTCCCATAGTAATTTGACAGTGCCACTTCTCCGTCAAGAGGGACGTCAATGTTCTCTGGTCTAGCATCTACTAACCCAGATACCCTATAGTAGTCAGACAAACGAATGTTGCTAGTCCCGCCAAACTCGTTAGAGATGTCGCTAAAAGAAATGCTGCCTGAATTTGTAAGGCCCATTTACTTCTCCTGCTTTAGGGCTTCAATTTCTGATTTAAGCTCTTTAATAGCTTGTAACAGAAGAGGCACTACCTTTTCGTATCTTACACCAAGATACCCATCAGAACGTTCAGAGACAGCTTCTGGTAAAACATTTTTTAATTCTTGTGCAATAACGCCAACGTCATGCTTTCTGTTAAAAGTATCGTCTTCTCCGCCTTTTCTTTCTAAGTACTCGTCTGTCCAATCGTACTCTACACCACGAATAGATTCGATACTTTTTAAAGCACTGTCTATTTCTTTAATGTTTTCTTTTAGTCTTTCATCAGAAGAGTAAAAAGCTACAATGTCGCTATTACATCTAAGCTCATCTTGAAAGGTTTTGACCCCATCAAAAGTTTGGTTAGATGTAGTAACTAAGCCTGCATTACTTGCGCTTGCGCCAATAATAGTGGCGTCTGTTCCAGAAGTGTTAGTAATAGTCACACTGCTAGGTCCTGCTGAAGCAGACAAGTCAACATTAGCACCAGTCAAGTCTACTTCCACCCAAGAACCGTTTTGCCTCACATATTGCCCGCCATCAGTTGGGGCTTCAATAAAATAAAAATTTGAAGAGCCTTCGGTTAAATCATCTGTAGTTTTAGATGAAAAGTCACTGTCAAAGTTTGATGATTTATAAGTTACTACAGATACTTCCCCTGTGGACTGATCAAAAGTCAAATCACCAGTAAAGTTAAATGCTGACCTAGCTTTTTCATTTGTAAAATACAGATTGTTGTTGCCTTCGGTCAGGTCATTTGTAGTCTTATTAGCAAAATCAGCATTGAAATCAGATGTATCATAAGAGGTAAAGTCGCCAATAACCCAGCTACCGTTCTTTCTTACATACTGAGAATTATCAAACGGTGCTTCAATCCAGTACAGGTTGGATGTGCCTTCTGTCACGTCATCTGTTGTAATGTCTAGTTCCTGAGAATCACTTCTAGCAAGCGGAATACCCCCTTGGGTAACACCGTCATGTACAACAATAGTGCCTTTGTCAACGTCGAATGTAGGCTCCCCTTCGGCACCAGTAAAGCCGTCCATTTCTGTTGTAGTGCCTCGCCGTAGCTGAAGTCTAGCTGTCATTGTCTTTCCTCGTTTAAATCAAACAGTCTGTTCAACACCGCTTGTTTCTGCTCATCTGTGTACTCAGGCCACTTGAGGACTTCTTCAATAGTGCGCCCACAGCCTTCGCACACGAAGTCAGAGTCTAACTTGCACACATTCACACACGGTGAATCGACGTTTACACAAGAGTTTTCTGGGGCTTCTGAGGCCATTCTACCTGCTCTGGAAATCGTTCTTGCTGTGGCACATCTCGAAGTGCTTGACGGTAGGTTGCCCACGCCTCGGAGTCTACCGGCGCGTCAGTAACCTGTGTCCAGTCAGATTGCTTTAACAGATCATCTCGCTCGCTGCGGATAAACGCAGCCTTTTGCTCGGTGAAAAAAGACTCAGGCACTTCGTTCCATGTGCCGTATACGCAGTCATCCTCAGCGTCATAAAAATAAGGAGCGCCGTACTCATATTTTTTCCCATCTTTTGGCTTTGGCGTTCCCTTTAACAGCCGCCAACCCATAAGTTGAAGTCGCTCTAAATCTGTTGAAGATTCGTTAGCGGGGGTCCCAACCGCAACAACTTCTCCATCTTTTACTTTTGCCATTGTCATTTATTTTATCTCCTAAATGTTCTTTTAAAGGACGAGTTCTCGAAGTTATGAGAGAACATCTGTTGAGCCTTTAGGCTAAACCAGACGCTCGTTAGAGCGGAACGCGCCGGACGGGACGCACACTGCCGTCAGTGAAGTCCTTAGGGCTGGCAAACTGACCGCCCTCACGGCCAGAAAGCGTGAAGCCCTGGCGCCAGGCACGGCTATCCTCATCAGCGTCGGTGCTTGACCAATATCGATCCAAATCAACAGCCTCAGCGCCGCCATCCTGAAAGTCTGTTACGCCAGTCTGGAATGGTTCGCCAGTAGCGGTGTAAGCCGATCCAGTTGGGTCGCTTGAAGGGTTGAATCCGGAGTTCTGCTGGCCCGGAAAGGCTCGTGTTGAGTCAAAAGTATCGTTGTCTGCGCTAACC